TCACAGGGGGTGGAGTCTGTGTAGAATTAGTCCACGATTTTTTTGAATCTTTTTGCCGTCCTATAACGTCCACCGTCCCCCTGTCCTGGGCTACTATCAGGTGGCGCATAAAAATCAGATTCCCTCTGAGGGAATCTGATAGTAGCCTCCATATTTCTAGTTCATGTTCAGCATCTTCTCCGTCTTCTTGGAGTATGCTGCGATCCCGTCAATCTTATCCTCACCGATCAGGATCCAGTCCTTCTTGAGAATGTCGAAGGCGCAGATGTAGCCCTCGGTGGTGTGACGAGTCCCGGTAGGCAGGTTGCCTCCCAGTTGCTTGATGAACACGGGGTCAGCCGTGATCTCACGCGAGGTTGAGGTGCCGTCCTTCTTCCTGAACGACACGAACAGCGTATCGTTGTTGGCGAGAGCAAGACGGAGAATCGTGGACATCGGAAGTTCGTTGATCATGTTCGTATTGTTCCTTGTGTTTGGGTGAACTTCCTCCCGGCCCCACAGTGGGGCCGGGAGGCTACATGCACCACCATGTTAGATCGGAAAGTTGACCTTGCCAAACTCGGCCAAGTGTCGGCGCAGGCATTCCTCCACGATGTCCTGCAGCGGCATCACACGGATGCCCGTTTCGCGGAAAGAGGTGTCCGATGCCTTGGCGTAGTAGGACACAGATCCGTCACGGATGCTGTCCACGAACTCCTGCCAATCCAAACCCAGTTCCGTCACGATCATGTGAACGAGGGTCTTCTCGGCATCGGTGAACCAGTCGAACGGCAGGGACACGGTGATCTCGCACAGGGCGAGGGCCGCGTTGATCTCGGCGGGTTCGTGCTTGAACCGCTCGGAATCGTTGGCGGTGAGGATGAGGGACAGAACGAGGTCATCAATCTTGGCGAGGCGGACGGGCTTGGTGGTGTTCTTCATGGTGGTATTGTATCAGGTCGGGGGGAGTGTGTGTAGAAAGGGGGAGAAAGATTTCCAGTTTCTTTCTCCCCCCACAGGGGCTCACATGCGGATCTTCGATGCCTGTTCCTTCACGATTTCGTAGGCGAAGCGAACGGCCTCCTCGTCCAAGTAATCGAAGAAGATCTTCGGGCAAGCGATGGAGAGCGGGACGATGTTGTACTGCGCGTCCTCTCCGGCCATGATGGCGTTCCCGTAGATCGGGCGACCTGCGAGACAGGAGGCGCGGACGTTGAGCGGGGCGCCCTTGAGCATGGCCTCCTCGTCAACCCACAGGCAGGAGTTGTAGTTCTCGTTCAGGGGCACACGCGCCACGATGTCGCAACCGCCACCGATGACGCCGTACATGGACGACAGGCTGTCGGTGATTTCGATGACGGAGACCTTGGTGGCGGTGTTGACGAGGATGAGAGCGGCGGGGATGTTGGTGGTGTTCTTCATACGAAGATTGTATCACACGAAGGGGAGTGTGTGTAGAATTGAGAACGAATTATTTCATTTCTTTGGCGTCCCATAACGTCCAGGGCCGGCGGGCTACTATCACGCGCCGTCCTATAATAAAATCAAGCAGGTCCTAGGACCTGCTTGATAGTAGCTCAGCCCTCGCTGGCCACTTCCCTTTTCCCCTCCCTCCGCGCCTTCCGGGGGTCTCGGCTCTTCTTGCCCCAGGTCTTGGGGCGCAGCCGGATTCCTTCGCGGAAAGCATCGTGGACGAATTTGCCGGGTCGGTGGTTCATTGTCGTAGCGTCCTTTCTATCTTGGCCTGCAGGCTCTGTAGCGTCCTGCGTTCATCGTTGGCCTCGGTGCGGAAGTCATCATGCCGCTCTTCCGTGTAGGTGTTGATTTCTAGCATCGTGTCCACGAGGCCCCGAAACACGAGGCGATCTAGGACAATCAATTCTTTCCTTGTCAAGCCCACCCCGATGGTCGGGGTGGGCTTGATCCGTTCGATGGTCGGGATCATTCGGCCTTCCCCCGGACGATGATCCACAGCAGGGCTTGCAGCGTGGCGGGGGCCATGCAGACGGCACCCGTTCCGGCGATGGTGCGGATCGCGTCCGCAATGGCCCGGTACTCGGTCGCGTTGGGCGCATCCTTGCCCAGTCCCGCAGCGCGGCACATCCACACATCCACCACCACCGCGTCACGGTCCCCGGCGATGGCACGGGCAAACGCGTTCGTCTTGGGGCCGCGCAGACCGTTGAAGCCCTGCCGGACGCAGCGGTCGGCAGCGTCCACGTGGGAGCGGAGGCCCTTCGGCGTGATGCCCTGCGCGTACTGGTACGCCTTCGCCTTATTGTGCGCCCAAGTGACGCGGGGCGAGAACGCGGAGACAACGGACGCGGACACTTCCATGCTCCACTCGGGGCGCAGGACGCGCAGCGACTCCGCGAAGTCTCCGGCCTCAACGTACCACTTCTGCGCGGCAGCGTAGTCGAAGAGGGTAGCCGATGCGAGGTGGCTGATGAACGACTCGATGGCGCGGGTGCGGACGGTTTCGTAGCGGTTGGTGCGGGTGGTGCTCATGCGTACATTGTAACACATGATGGGGAGTGTGTGTAGAATTGGTGGCGAGAAATTATAAATTCTTTCGCGTCCTATAACGCATCCAGGGCCGGCTACTATCAGGCGCAGACCATCCAATCCTCACAAATGCGCGCATTTGTGATAGTAGCTGCCCCCAAACAACCTAGCCCCGAACGAATCGGGGCAGGGACGAATCCTCTTCGGTTGTTAACAAGCACCACCTCGTTATTTGCGAGTGTTGCCCCGGTGGCCGTAGGCCACAAACAGAATCCCATCCGGGCTTCCTGCAAACAGCATCGTGAAGAAACAGAGGAAGCAGGTGGAGGGCAGGAGCGCCCACCACAGCCATGCGTGGGGAGCGGGCTGGGTCAGCGCCCAGACCATCACGCCCGAAACGAATGAGCCGAGGAGGATGACGAGGGCAGAGAAGAGACGATTGCGAATGGTGGTGTTCATGTGCGTATTGTACCGTATGAGGGGGAGTGTGTGGGAAAGTATTCCCGAAAGTTTAGTGATTGTTCTCCACGCAGTCCGCGTCGATTCCGCAGACTTCCACCTGCGACACGCGGAAGGAACGCAGTCCGCCGCTCATGTAGTCGAAGTAGACGATGTTGTAGTTTGCGAGGTCGGCGGACTCGGATTCGCGGATGGAGCGGATATCGGACTCCGTACCGTACTTGCCCACGAGCGTGGGGTTACGGGTGCAGACTCGGCTGGTGCGGGTACCGTCATTCTTGATGTACTGGACGCGCACCCACCCGGAGTCGAGCGCGGTGTAGAGGAACGCAGCGCGCTCCCACACGGGGAGGGTACGGGCGGGGAGGGGGAGGACGATGAGGTTACGGGTGGAGGTGGTGTTCATGCGTACATTGTAACACATGATAGGGAGTGTGTGTAGAATTGGCAGCAAATATTTCGGTGGAAAGTTTGGAGGTATTTAAACACACACTCCCCCAAGTGTGATACAATACTCGCATGAGCACCCCCACTACCAACCACGAGCACGAACACTTCCCCTGCGACTGCCACCGCCCCGAGCACGCCTACACGGACAGCCTCTGCCCGATGTGCGAGGAGCAGCGCGAGCGCGAGCGCGAGGAGCGCAGGGCGCAGGATGACGCGGAGCGCAAGGCCAATAACGATGCGTTCAGCGATGCGGCTAGCCGGATGAGCCGCGAAGATTGGGACGCCGATAACGACTGGCTAGCAAGCGCGGGATGGGGCGAGATGTAAGCCCACCGCCTACCCACCAGCCACACGCCGGCCCCGAAGCACGCCCCTACCCGTTACACGGGTCGAATGATGGGCAGCAGAGGGCCGGCGATGTTATTAATAAAGAATTAACATAGGGGGGTAGGCCCTGGGGGTGTGTCCGAGTAGTAATTTGGGTCCCATACACGGGGGGGTTATCGGACGGGCTAGCCACACCGACCCCTTCTAATTTTCTCTAATATTCTCAAAAAAACTTTTTGGCCCCCTAAGCCTCTCAAAGTCCATTTATAAAACGACCCCCTTTTTCAAAATACATGGTATGGCATAAAAAAAATTTGGGCCCCCGAAGGAGCCCAAAAGTTTATGATAAAATTTTTAAGTTATTTTAATCTTTGATTGTATGATTAACTTCGTCTAACTGGTTTAACTTTGCTGGAATCGACTAGTATTGTGGTAGGACTGTCACCACCTTGATCATACCAAGCATCAAAAAGAGGATTGCCGGGAGATTTTCTTCCTTTCATAAAATCTTCGACATGATCTGCAACATCATGATAGTGTATGCCGGGAAAGGCATGTATTGGTATATGAACTTCCGGTCCTCTGCTTCCATCTGGTCTGACATGTCTTCCAGAAATGTTTATATCGCTTGGATCCCAGTGGGTTTTACCAAATTCAAATGGTGCGTCTATATCTAAAATTTCAAAAGGAAGATGTTGTGGTTTCTTTTTTATTCTTTCTTCTTTTATCTCTTCCTTTTCTTTTATTATATCAGATGATACTACTTTGCCTTTTCCAAGTTTCATTGCTTTAGGATCAGATTTTTTTGTCTCATCTTCATTATTATTTTCTTTAGAAGAAGGAATTATTCCACCTTCTCCAAATTCTGTTTCTTGGACTTCATTTAAAGTTTTTTGAAGACAAATAATTTTTTCTTGAAGGTTTTCACAAAGATTTTTATAATAGTTTGTTAGGTAGTCCATAAAATTATTTATAATATTGTCGTGTAATCTCTGTGAGGTCTGCCTTTTGATGAAATAAACCGATCTACATGCTCTGGTTCCATGAGTTCATGTGATATGCTCTTTGCGGTTGCATGTACACTTCGTGGGTCAGCGATGTCGATTCGATATGTTGCATCTGGAATCTTGTTTGCATGACGACGAACTGTTTCGTGAACCTGACGAGTGTTTCCTTCAAAATTTATGTCCTTGCCGTCAGCATAGCTACGAACCCATCCAGCATCAAAAAGAAATTTGAGTGGATGTCCTTCAATGGTATCAACACTGTCCTTTACATCTTTCAAATTTGCCTTTAAAATTTGGGGATCAATTCCAAAATTTTTATGATTTTTTATGAAGTAAGTTTGATGACTGAAATCATCTTCATCAAACGCCAATACCTTTCCAGTCTCTGGATGATACCACGAAGATCCCTGTACCTCTGAGATATGAGGGTCTACGGGTTTGGCTTTGGCTTCTGTGAGGAATTCAATGAAGGATAGCATAAGAATATTTATCAAAACCGAAAAAACGGAGGGGTGGCGGGTGACCTAAATAGTCTTTTAAGGAGATACTATGCTAGATAAGATTAAGAATTTTGTGAAGTCTGTTTCGTCCACCACTTGGATCGTCGTTGCCGTGGGTGTATTGGCTGTGGTTATTTTGACCCTATCAAGCCAGAGCAAGGGCAAGGAGGCTGGTCCTGCAGCCGTAGAGACTCCTGCTACCAAGTGAGTCTATAAGTCACTGTAGAACAAAAAGAGATCCAAGAAATTGGATCTCTTCTTATTTTAAATTTTATTTAATTTTTATGCTCTTGGATTCAGCAATCTATTAGTTTGAGCATATTTTTTTTATATTGCATTTCAGCAAATGTTTAAGACCTTGTATTGTCGTATGGTGTCATGCCATATTTTCTGTATTGTTCTGGAGTTTGTGGAATTAGTCCCATGGGAACATCTTCTCTTTTTTCTTGTGGAATTCCATATCTTCTTCTTTGTTCTGGAGTTTGTGGAATGATACCGTATTTTTCTGATTCTGGTGTCATTCCATATCTTCTTCTTTGTTCTGGAGTTTGTGGAATGATACCGTATTTTTCTGATTCTGGTGGAAGTATATTAATACCATCATCATATGAAACAGATTCTGGATCCAGATCTGGACTATATGGAAGTTTAAATGGACTAGGCATTTTTTGCTTGGAATTAAATTTTCCAAATTGATTTACCATATCAACATGGTTTGAATCTAATTTTCCATTTTCCCTGAACTGGCGAAGACCTTCTTGATACATAGCATCATTCATTGCCAATTTTTCTCTATCTGTTCTTACAGCCATGCTTTTTTGTGTTCTAAGACTTGTTGGATCTTCTTGCCAACTTCTGGCAAAACTACCAGCAGCAGCCGGTCCACCCATTGCATTATTTTTTCTAGAATCGATAGTGGCATTGATTGTATTGAGAGCACTTACCTTTGAAGCCCCCAAAGCAGCACCGCCTCTTCCTTGTCTAACTGCATCTTGGCTATTTGAATATTGTGCGGCTCGCATGTCTTCTAGTCTTTTGGTGTTCAAAGTTGGTGCAACTCTTGCCTGATCTTCTGCAGACAATGTGGACATAGCATTTATATCTGAATAACGTGTAGATCCACCTTGGCCTGCCACTCCAGTTACTGCTCCTGGAGCTGCACTTCTGGCAATTGATTGACTACTAAATCTTGCTCTGGCTGCAAGATTGGGTGCAGTTTTTGCAAGTTCATCATAATTTTCTCTAGATCTTGCACGATCTAAAGAATCTTTAGTTGCTTGGTTAGCAACATCCAAATAACTTTTACCAGTTGTTGGATTTACTTTATTTTGACGTGCAGCACGATCTGCATCCATTTTTGCAATAGTATCCAATAAAGCTTTGCTATCATCTTTTGTTTTTTGAGATAACGCTTCGTGTAGACGAAGTTGGTTTGCAGCGTCTTGAAGATTGTTTGAAAATATTAGGTGGTCTTTGAACATTTTTTTATCTTTTGACTTTACTTTGATTATATTGCATTAACATCAAGTTACGTTGTTTTGGTGACATTGTATTAAATTTTTCTGCACCATAGAGACGCAAGAACAATTTATCTAAATTATTTTGATCCATGGTAGATTTATCTTTAGATAAAATAATTTCTTGATCTTTAGGAGGTACTGGTGTTGGGGTTGGAGTGGGTGCCTTGGAGTATCTTCTGCCCATTCTATTCGCGTACATCTGAGCAAGTTTTCTTGCATTTTCTAATTCTGCTGAAGAAGATTGTTTATCTGTATCTTCATCATCAGGAAAATCTGCAAGATCCATGGGTTGATTCATTCCACCAGTGGATATAGTTTGTCCAGAAAGTTCAGCTTCCCGAGCCTTACGTTGTTGGGTATCTCTTTGTCCTTGTTTTTCTCTTTCGGCCATCATTTGATTTAACATTTTGGCTTGACGATTTAGTCTCGCAGTTTCTTCTGGGGTTTGTCCACTGTTATCTTCTGAAAATCTAAAATTTTCAGGATTTGTTGTAAAACCCATTTTACCACTTTCTTTGTCAAAAGCAGTATCGGCTAAACGTCCTCCAAAAAATTTATGAACTTCGTTATTGCTTATGGCAGAAGTCATCATTTCATGTTGTTCTTCTGTAGTAAGATTATTCCAAGCCTCTGATTCGGGAACAACATATGTTGTTCTTCTAGATTGGGCTCTTCCCATTTCAGGAATTTTAGTTTCTGTTGCATCTGGTTCTGGTGTATTTTGGTTCATACCAGTTAGTTTCATGATCGTATCAGTAACTTCTTTTGAATTTAATGAAGTAGCTGGTGTTGGTTCGGGGTTATCAGACGCAGAAGGCTCATTTTTTGTTGAGTCTTTTTGTGGTCTTGTTAAAGACAGAAGTGCTTTATTTTTAAAAAACTTGGCTGCCAATGGATTTTTAAGTTGATTCCAAGCATCCAATACATTTGGGTTTCGCATATCTTCACTTCCATATACTCCTTGAGTACCTTCACCTTCTAAATAGCGATTACCTCTAAAATCTGGGTTATCTGGTATAAAACCTCTCTCCCTTGCCTTTGCGACTCTTTCAGCAAATTGTGGGCTATCTTTAAAAGTAGAAAAATTACGAGTAGTGGCTGTTGGTTCTGCTGTTGGTTCTGCTGTTTGAGAAGGCTTAGCACCTTTTCTTCCGGGACCTACAGGCTGTGCTTCACCACTTCCCTGACGGGCTTTTTCAACTTCCAATTCTCTATCATATGCTGCCAAAGACTTAACTGGTTGCGCAGATGTTGTTGGAGCGGATGATGGAGTGGAAGAAGGAGCAGCTTCTTTTGCTTGATTTTGCAAGCCTACAGCATATTCCTGTGCTCGTTTGTAAGCATCAACTCCTCTTTGAGCAACTTGATTTGATGTCATGGAAGTATCCATTGGCTTTCCAGCATCACCACCCAATGTGTCAATGACTCCACGGCGCATTGCTTCAATCTTACGAGGATCTTCTCCAAGTTTTTGTGCATATCTTTCAACCCAGTCACCAGCAACGCGATCAGTTTTATAATCTGATGATTGTTTTATGGATGGATCTAATTCTACCTTAGCACTTGCACCTTGTCTTCTGGCTAGTTCTGCCTGAGCATCTCTATATGCTTGATTTTGCTTATCATCTGGAATTGCTGGACCAAATGCATTTGATCTCTTATTTTGTTTCATCTGATCACGAAGTTGTTCATCACTGAAAGTTTGCTGCCCTTGGCCAGTACCACTAAAGGTTGATGCAGGAGCATCTTCATTTAATAAATTTTGAAGAATGTTAATTTTGCTTTGATATTGTTCGCACAAATTTCTATAGTGGTTAGTTAGATAATTCATAAAATTATTTATATACATAAATATCTTTATGGACCATATCACTAAATTATACCAGAATCGTGCCAAAGTTTTACAAGAAGAAGTCAATCGTCTTGAAGGATTGTTAGAGGCTGTGGTCGATGCTCCTCCAATAAAAATGAGTCAGCGTACAAGAAATGAGGCTGCTTCAAACGCAAAAGCAGCTGCAGATGCGCAAGCAGCCGCAAAAGCAGCTGCAGATGCAGAAATTAAAAAAACTGAAGAAGCTAGAAAAGATATTGAAGAAAGACCAATTTTAGGTCGTATTGAATCGGGATTAAACTCAACTGGAGAGGCAATTAGTAATATAGGAAATGTTTTTGATAATCCATATGTACAGGCAGCAACAATCGGAACTCTAGGAAGTGTTGCTTATGGATTGGCAACTCCACGTATAATACCCGGTGCTCCAATGGATAAAACTGCTTCCAGTATATTTCATACACATAAATGGGATATGGGTGTAAATAAATATACTGGTCTTCCAGATACTTCTTATTCAACAGTAGTACCAAAAGGAAAAAGATCTTGGAATATATTTACAAATCCATTAGGTTTTAGAGGAACATTAATGGATCGTATTGTGTCTAAAATAGGAAAACAAAAAGGTTTACAACAAGAAATAGCTAGCATAAAAGCCGTTGAAGAAGCTAAAGCAATTGCAGCCGCTAATGAACTTTCATTAGAAAGAACACAAAAAAAATTAATTAGTCGTACTGCAAACAATATTCAACCCGGAGAAGTTGGGTTAAGTGGAGAGTTGTTGCGAGATCCAAATCTCAAAATTGGAGAAAGAGGATCCATGAAAGATGCTGGTATAGATGTAGTACGCGAAAGAGTCAAAGCTGCAACTGCAACAGAAAGTGGTGTTGAGGGTGGTAGATTGACAGCTGGTGCAGAAAAAATGTTAAGACAAAAAAATTCACCAGTATTAAGATCTATTGGAGCAATAACTCCAGAAGATGTAGAGATGGCAATGCAAGGCGCAAAAGATATTGCAATGACTGGTAAAGAAGTTGCAGGTAAAGTTGGTAGAGCAGCAACTACACCTCTCCCCGGTTCTTCCAGTGCTGTTGTATCTGGGCTTTCTAAACTAGGTGCTGGAGTTGTAGGTGGATTGGCAGGAGAATATCTTGTTAAACCTGCAGCAGAAAAAGCAGGAGTATTTAAAGCCGTTGAATCTGGAACTAGATCAGCACTATCTGCTGCTCCTGATTGGGTAGCCAAAGTTGCAGATCCTGCTTTAGGTGCAGCTCAAGTTATACTAGATCCTCTTTCTTCGGCAGTGTCTGCTATGCAAAAACCAATGGAACAAGGTGCTGAAAAAGAAGCAGAAGAATTAGTTAAAAGAGCAGGGTCACCTTCAAAAATTAGATTTACTGGAAAATCAAAAATTTAATATTATGAAAAGACTAGAAGATACAGTAAAAAAAGTATTGAACGAGAATGCCAACAAACCTTCTCCTCTTGCAGAGATCTATAAGAGATCTGCAGAGAGAGTAAAGTTTTTAGATCCTGCTGCACAGACTGCTGATACTATTGCAGCCAAGTATGGTAATATGTTCAAAAAGAAATCTAAGGATACTTAAGGTTACTCTATAGTAACTTTAAATATACTTCTGTAGTATTTTTTTATAATTTATCTATAGTAACTTTAAAGTTTCTGTAAGTATATCATGTACTTCAAGGCCGTCAAGTAACAATAAATACTTTTGGCGATGATTAACAAAACCGAGAACAAAATTGGAACTTTCTTGACTCTGACTTACAACAGTAAGAACGAGGACAAAATGATTGCAGATTACATTGGTGAAATTCAAAAATTAAAGAAGTATCCCTTCAGCAATGTGTTTATCAAAATTCCAATATATGTTCTTGAGAAGTTTTTGAATAAAACCAAAGAATGTGATTTAATGTATAAAGAGCTTCAATTAAAAGATAAAATTGCAGTAATACATTACTAATGCCAATACAAAAACGAACAACTGGTGCTGATAATCAACTATATTCAAATTATAGCATTGAGCCTTCACGTTTAAATCAAGTTGAGTATGATCAAGAAGATCAACAAAAAAACCTCATGGCTTCTATTCAAGAAGCAATGAAAAATGATTTGTTTGTTAGTAAATTTAATCTTGGTGAAAAACAAAAATACAATGGTTCTGATGAACAGCTTAAGACATATGAAAATCTTGAAGATTCAGATCCTGCATATGCAAGGTACATTGTATCCCAATATGGCTCTTATCAGAATTTTTTGTTTGTAAATCAAATTCAAAAAAATTTTGATAGTGTGTTTGATCCAAGATATGATGTCAAAACAGATGTTACTGTTAACACAAAAGAAAAAACATATAAAAGTGACCACATATCACCAAATGAAATAATCATGGAAGGTCTTTCTGGAATTTGCACAATTGATTATTTGAAGAAAAATGGAAACAGTGATAGGTTTATCGGTACTTTGAACAAAAATATTATTGATTCTAACAAATCTTCTGAAAGAGTTCTATTTTTCAGTCCTTTACAAGGAAATAGAATTGTAATGTGGAATTTAGTTAAAAAAGATTGGTCATCATTTTTTGTTAGTGGTTTAATTCGATTTGTCCGTGATGACACAATTGGAATTGAATAAATAATATTGATGTCGAATGATTCCAAAAGTTCTGATCATTTACATGCAATCCTTTTCCGAGAAGCGAAGATTATTCTTTCAAAATACGAAGACTATCTTCGGGATAAAATTACATCTAAAGAATTAGCAAACAAAATGTTAAGTCTTCGTGATGCAGTAAAAAGAATAGAAGAATCAAAATAATTATTGACCAGTAGTTTGTGTGTGCTATTATTGTTCGCCATGATAGTAAACTACGAACCAAAACTAGATTATTCAGACGCACTTATTGAACCAAGACTTTCAGATGTTAAGTCTCGCAAAGATGTAAATCTTGAAGTTGGTACTACTTTTAATTGTGGGTCTTTTTGGAATGGTGTACCAGTGATGGCCGCAAACATGTCCACTGTTGGAACACATCAGATGGCTCTTGTATTGTCAGAGTACAAGATGATTACTTGTTTGAAGAAGGGTGGTGAATACTATGTTACTTTTGCCACTAGTTATCCAGACAAAGAAAAATATGTTTCGTTGACTCTGGGTTTGGATCCCGAAAGTAAATTGTTTGTTGATAATGCAAATATAAATGATCCAACTTTTGTTTGTGTGGATGTTGCAAATGGTTACATGACAGAATTTCATAACTTTGTAAAGAAAGTGAGACAGAAATGGCCGAAGTCAATATTGATTGCAGGGAATATAGTAACCCCAGAGGGGGTCGTGGCATTGTCAGATGCTGGAGCCGATCTAGTAAAAGTGGGAATAGGGTCGGGGTCGATGTGCCTGACACGCAGAGTAGCAGGAGTGGGATATCCCCAACTCTCGGCGGTCATAGAGTGTGTGGAAACCGCTGCAGCGTTAGGTATTGGGATCGTATCTGATGGAGGGATTGTACATTGTGGCTGGGGCTGCATTTGTTATGGCTGGAGGTGCATTTGCAGGCCATGACGAGTGTGGTGGAGAAATTCGCCACTCCAATAATAACGCATCACTCACGATGCTTCATTATGGTATGTCCAGCAAAACCGCAAATGAAAAATACAACGGAGGACTTAAGGATTACCGTGCTTCCGAGGGCCGCACTGTGGAAGTACCTTATCGTGGATCTGTACACCATACCGTTCAAGAAATTCTTGGTGGATTGCGCTCTGCTTGTTCGTATGTGGGCGCTTTTAATTTGCCTGAACTGTATTCACGTGGTACAATGGTTAAGGTCAATCGTACTATAAACAATATTTTTGAGAATCACGAAATATGAACATTTTTGTTTTGGACAATGACGCCGCCACTTCCGCTCGTATGATGTGCGACAAGCATGTCGTAAAAATGATTCTTGAGTCTTGTCAGTTGCTTTCAACTGCCCACCATGTTTTGGATGGTGATCCGTTGGAAGTCAATACTGGTAAGCGTAGATATGTTACTCATATCTGCACAAAAAAAAATATTTGCAAGGCTGCAATGATTAATCATCCATGCAATATTTGGACTCGCACTACTCAAGAGAATTATATTTGGCTTTGGAAACATGCATATGCATTGTGCAAGGAATACACTCGCCGTTATGGCAAAGTTCATTCTATGGAATCTATGTTGTTGAATGAACTGTATGATTGTCCTGTGAATTTGCCAAAAGGTAAGTTGACTACCTTTGTTCAAGCAATGCCGGAACAGTATAAGAATGAAAATGCAGTAGTTGCTTACCGAGAGTATTACCTCAATGAAAAAGCCCGATTTGCAAAATGGGCTTATTCAGAAACTCCTGATTGGTTTATTGTAAAAGATTCTTCTATTAAAGAACTTGTAGCTTTTTAATTAAGCCATCATTTCACCAGTATCGCGTTTATTTGTTTGAGCAATTTGTTTTAAGAATTCTTTTGCTTGTTCTCCTTTTTTTGGATCTTTGAATAATTGTAAAAGAATTGATGATTGTTTACTTTTATCGGTTTCTAGAAAATTTTTATATTTTTCAAAATCTTCATCTCTAAAATTAGGATCTAATAAAATTCCTGTTTTTTCAAAAAATCTCATTTTATTTTCACTCATGTGTGCCGCCAATTCTCCGGGAGATGTTACATACTTAGACATTTCAGATGGTATGATAGGATCTTTATCACTATAATCATATCCTTTAGCATCTAAAGAAGAAGCTGGTCTATTTTTTGTTTTAAAAGTTTTTAATGCTAATGCATGTTGAAACTCATGCCAAAGAACATCGCTTAATGCACCAGTATCTTTTTTGTATTTTTCATTAGGTTGTAATTCATTTGATACTTTAGTTAAATCTTTTTTTATTGCTTCCATGCCTTCAGGGTATGGAGATCTAGCATTTGTATTAACTACAATTTGTGGATTTTGTTTTTTATAATCTACAATATTATTAGTTTTTTTATCTATCATTACTGTGCTTGGCGTTATTCCCAATGGATCAGTTGGTCTACGTGGTTGTAAAGCAACATCTATTTTTTCAGAATAATCATCCAATTCTATTGATGGAAGATACCAATCTGGGTCAATTTCAGATGAATGTTGTGCTCTTCTTTGTTTTATACTTTCCAAATAATCTAATGCTTTTTGTGTTGATCCTAATCTATTGGATAAAGCATCCATTGCGGAAATTTTATAAGTGCCATTTATTATACCTGTAGTATCTGATTGATTATTTTCTATAAGGTATTGTTTAAATCGAAGCATTTATTTGCCTTTGTTATTTTTTATGTTATAGTGTATCTAACAAAGGATACCTATGAACGTAAAACTATTTAGACTAAACTCGGGTGAAGAAATTCTCGCAAGATTTGAAGAGCAAACAGATTCTTGGCTCCTCAAGGATCCAGCAATTCTTATCCCAGTTGGTGAAGGTAATATTGGTCTAATGCCTTGGCTTATGTACAGCAAGGCTTCTAAGGGTGTAACTATTCCCAAGACTTTTATTGCTTTTACTGTTGAGCCTCTTGATGAACTCAAGACTCAGTATGATTCCAGTCTCAATAGAGGACTCGTTACTCCGTCCAAGGCCGTCGATAAGACGGGTGGACTGAAGCTGACGTTGAAAAATATGAATATAGATCATGTGATTGAAAATTATCTTCCTATTGCCAAGCCACTGTCGATGGCAATGGAAAGACAAAAGAAGCACATATCTTTGATCATCTATAAGCGCAAGATTATCGCGGTGGGTCAAAATGTTTTTAAGACCCACCCCGATACTGTGCGTTTGGGATATCGTTGCGCAGACATGCATTCTGAATTAGATGCATACAGAAAAGTTCCAAAGAGTCTACGTGGAGAAAAGTTGGTTTTGTTGAATTTTAGATTCAATAGATTTGGGTCTTTTAGAAACTCTAAACCCTGTCCAGTATGCACTAAATGGTGTGCAGAAATTTTTAATAAAATATACTATACCACAGATCAGGGAATACAGATTCTATAAATATGTTTGAGGAATAAAACATATGGGTGTAGGAAAATCAATGAAAATTTTTATGGAAGGTGTCCAAAATTCCATGAATAGTACTTCAACTGGTGGTAAAATATTAAATACCCCAATGGGTCCATTTGCTTGGAATGATAACCTTCAAATGTGGGTTAACGTAAATAATGGTTTTTCAATGCCAAATATTTCTATGCAAGATATGATGGCAATTGGATATGATACTTTAAGTGGAGATAATATTTCTGACGAATTCCCTCCAGAACCAATACAAATATGTACTGATCTTATTCCTGCAATTTCTGCAACTACTCTAAATGTGTACCCCACTTCTATTGTATTTTTACCAGATTCTGTTACTACACCAACATTAAGTTGTTCTCCGTATATATATCTAACTGATAATAATGCAGGTGGTGCACTAGTACATCAGATACAATTTCAATACACTGTTAATTCTGGAACAAATTATACTAGTTATGTTCCACGTGCAGAAGGTGAGTATCGAACATTAATTCCATTTCCTGTTGAAGGTTCTTTAGGATCAACAGTTAGATTTAAAGCATTTAAAAAGGAGACTACTTTAAATTGGACTACTCCAGGTTCATATAGTTTTACTATAAAAAATGGATATGACAGGAGTACAATTGGTGCAGTAACTCTTATTACAATAAATATTGAACCTCCTGAATAAAGGAAATTATTAGATGACAACTAAAATTGGAGAATTTGGACCACAATCATTTGGTGATATTATTGTTCCTTGTGTAGTATATTCTGGATGTGTTACAACTAATTTTGAAAATGGATTGGACGGACCAGTAACATTAGAATTTCAAAATTTAAATGGAATTCTTCCTTACTTTGATAATGAAGTTTTATGCGATGGACCATTTAATATTGAAAAAAATGCATCATTAAAATTTAAATTTTATATTCCAGATACTATTTCACCTAGTATAATACAAGGAACATTAATGAATATTACACATAACGAAAAAGTATATGATTTAATATTTGGTATTGAAGGATAATTTATGCCATATGCAATAACAGGATATCCAACTACATCTCCAAATGAATTAAGATTTAATGGAGTTACAAGTTATCACGGAAGATATGCAGATTCTTATATTTTAGGAAGTACATTAAGTACTACTGATCATACTTTTGGAAGTATATACAATAAAATATTTACTAGTGAGATATTTATTAATGAAGGATTGGCAGCAGCAAATCCTAGTGGTGTCAAATCAGCATCTGATAAATTAATTTTTGGAATTTTAGAAAGTAAAAATAATCCCGTGGGGCTTACAACTGCTGCTCTACGAGGATATACTCTTTTTATCAAATATGGAGATGAAGGAGCTGCTGCCAATGTTGTACCTTATGATAATATTAGAGAAAAATCTACATCATGGACTGCATATATTGGCGTAACTAAAAATGGATTTACGTTCACAATGAATAGATATTCGGCATTTGCATTGGGATTTAGAGATTTTGGAAATAACTCTAGTGGTTTAACTGGTCAATATGTTTATTATCTTATAAATGCAGAACCTAATAATAATGGTGAATTGATATGGAGAATGGCATTTTCTTTTGGAGGAACAAGTGGTACATTATATAATGGTCCGCCAGTATGGCATGATGGCTATTCAGCTTGGTTTGATTATACTAAACCTCAAGGTCCATCTTTTTGGATAAATAATGATGGATGTATGCAGGGTGCTCTGTTAGATGCCACCAATTCTAGACAATCATCAAACTATCCACCACCAAATCCATCAAATCCAGCTGATGGTTTATATGATCCATTTCCAATGCCAGTTGATTACGTACGATAAATCATAATAATGTATCGTGGTGAATATAAAAAATTTTCTGCTGATGGAACTCTGAACGTATATTCAGCAGGAGATTATGTTTTATATCAAGGAAAACTTTGGAAAGCACAGTCTAATACAAACAGTGCTCCATGGGAAACAAACAATCCTTGGGAATTTACAGGTACTACTGAAACTTATATTTCAGACAGTATACCAATTAATCCCGTCAAAGGTCAGTTTTGGGTTACAAATGGCCGGATGTATGTTTACTATTATGATGGAAACGGTTATTCTTGGGTAGAAATGTAATGGCCAAGAAAAAAATTAAAAATCTCAATCGTAAACCAAATGAAAATGCCAGTTATTATTTTGTAGCACACGTTGATTCGGAGGGAGAAGTCACTCCTCTTCTCCTTACAGATGTAGAATACAAAAAAGCAAAACAAAGAGCAAACAAAAATAAGGAAGATGTGCCAGAAGACTTTATAGTATTCAAACAAGCACATCGTTTATAAATATTATACTATGTCCATCATCAAAACCATTTTAAATTTTCAAAATGAACTTAGACTCCATCACTGGGGTACTAAATCCTATGCTGCACACAAAGCCCTAGGAAAGGCTTATGAGTCTATTGATGCTCTTTTGGACACTTTTGCTGAGACCTATATGGGTGCTCTAGGCAAGGAAGAACTAAAACAAATTAGTGAACTTCAACTAAATGGTCCTTATCGCACAACTGCAAATCAAGTATTAAATTCTTTTGAAGATTATTTGATGAATGAACTTCCAAAAGAAATAGATGACTCGCAAACAGAACTGTTAAATATACGAGATGAGATGCTTGGAGTGGTACAACAAACCAAGTATCTCCTAACGTTAAGTTAAGGAGTTACAGATGAAAATTTCAGAGCTAGTTTACGAAATTCGCAACTTGGCTCGCAAAGAAGAAGATCCCGTCAAAAAGGATCTTTTTTATCAATGCGCCAAATCAATGGAAATTCTTGGCAATCTTGCAAAGATATCCGACCTTGCTGTTGCAGAACATAATGCTGCTGAAAATCCAGCAGTAAATGAAGACGACAACATCAAATGGAATATTGATGATGTAACTTTAAAAATGCTTGAAGAGTACATAGATGACTTGGTGCACTATGGATTTATGGATAAAGATGATAGATGGCCCTATGGCGAACAACCATTTACAAAATTTGTATCAAAATATTTAAAATCTCAAATTGTAAACGATTCTAATACCGAATAAACCTTCGGTGGGATTGTTTTGTGACTCAAAACAGCCATATTTGATGGCATAATCTTTAAAACATACTTGCTATAGTATGGATTTCGCTTGTATGAGTGAAATTTACGAGTTTTTTCCATCAAAAAGTGGCTGTAGATGTACACATGGGCTCGTTTTGCGTACATTTTGCTGTTAATGGCTAGGTTGAAGTCCTTGATGATCTTCATAGCTCGTCTTTCGCAGTCTCTCTCCATGGCTCGTACAATGAAAAAAGCTCGTTTTACCTTTTTGAGAGGATAATTTTTGCCTTTTAACCACGCATCGACGATGGTTGATGCCTCATAAGATTTGTTATAAATTTTAGAGCTGTTTATATATTGCAAAAAATGGCAATATTCGTGTACCAGAACCTGCATAAATTCATTTGCTTTGCCCGCAACGGCAATAGCCTTGCCAGATTCATCAAAATAGCCAGAACAACGGAAACCATCTACATTTACATGTTTTCCACGGCCAATAATAAGTTTCATACCGTATTCTGCGAGATGTTGCCTCACAAATTTTACGAACTGACGATTGCTCTGAGCCATAGGGCCTCCTTCAGTCAGAATTATTTAGGGAATTGCTTGACAGTTGAGATATAGGGTGTATATTATGGCAACTTCTTATAAGAAAGGAAAGTTTATGGAAATTACTACTGTTGATCGTCCGACCAAGATTCAGAGAGTGTTTGATTTTATGCGCAGCGGTGCGTCTTTGACTGCTGGCGAGGCTCGCAAGCGTTTCCGCGTTACTAATATGCGCGCAACGATGCATGATCTCCGTGAGGCTTTTGATCGCTTTGACATGAACTACACCGTAGTTCGTGAGACAAAGAATGGTCGTTCGTACTACCGTGTAGTCCGTAATCGGTCTCGTTAAATTTTAGTAAAGTTTGTAGCAACAAAAGCTCCTTTTAGGAGCTTTTGTTGTATTTGCGTATAAATATAGTGTGAGATCTTCATATGCCTAAAAAAGCCTGTTGTCAATGTGTCGCCAAACGTTCTTGCTGCAATCCAACATTATATGAGAATTTTATTACATTGTATGGAAATACAATGATAACTGCATCTCCCGTACATCCTACTGACATTCTAGTTTTAAGAATGAACAGACCGGGAGTACAACGAAATCCTGCATTAGTGTATGATCCACCAGTCAGTGGAACAGACCCTTGTCAATGTGACTGTTCCGGTTAATTAATAAATTTATTTTGGTATAAAATGGCATCTATTTTTTCAAATAATAATCAATCAAACTTTAAAGATACTCCACCTACAATAAGGTATGAGCCTAAACTTTATCAAGACACTTTACAAAAGTGTTCAGACATATACCCGCAAGAATGTTGCGATTGTATGTTTAAAAATGATACAAGTAATGATTGTTATCAACAATTTGGAATTGGTTGTGAGCAATTAGCAAAATCAAAATGTGCCGAGTGTGGTGGTGCTTGCTCAAATATATGTGATCCAGATTACGGATCTGATTTGGTTCCTCCACCAAATCGTTCTTTGGCTACTTGCAATGAATTAATTGGTAATAATTGTATTAATTATTTAAGAGATCTAAATGTTATTCCTACCCCACAATTGGGTTCAAGTAATGAAATTGTTGGGATTGAATGCAGTCGTTTGATTGGATTATTATGTGGAAATAGTCCTTTTCAAACATGTAATGGTACTAGTGGATTGTGTTCAAGACCCGATCTACCCCCAATAAAAGACAGCCCATGTATAGATTTTTGTAATAGATGTCATCCTTGTCCTTCAGGTGGTTCAAATCCAGTAGGAGACTCAACCGAACAAACAGATAATCCTGGAGGTTCTTCAGGAGAAGATAATGGCAATAATAATGGATGTGCCGGACAACCATGTGATCCCCCAGATCCAAATGACTGTAGGCAATGTATAGCTGGATTGGGAGTACCTAGATCAGAACCTCTAGATATAATGTATAGACATACTGCATGCCATTTTATATGGTATCCCCCGGAATATGCTTTTGGTGGAGATCCAAATGTCACGCAATGTCAGGGATTTCAATCACGTGGACAAGGTGGCGGAAATTCACGTGTTTTATCATGCAATCCAGATGCTACTCCAACTGGTAACGGGACTGTTGGAGCTTCTCCAAGTTTAAGTTTATTTGATAGAAGCTGTGAAGCTGGTTATAGTCCTGAATTGTGGCCTCTTAGACCTTGTAATTGTCGTAAATTTGCACATTTAAAAGGAGGATTGACAGACACTGTATTTAAGAGAGAAAATATTTCAACAAAACCATTTAGTTATGGTTATTTGCCTTTTATGAATCCCTTTGCAACACCAATGAATATAAGTGAAATTGGGTGTTGTTGGTGTGCATCCCCAGATAAATTGCCCAGTTCAGATTCTGTAAATGATAGAATTTTTACCACATCATGGCCAAAGGCTGCTCAAAAATATGGTGCAGGAAATTTTGGTGCTGCTGGTGCATCATGTACGCCATACACACCGGGGGAAAATAATGATCCAGTAACATATAATTCAAAATATCAAAAATCTTGTTTTGCTTATGGTATATCACCTTATTTACAGCGCCTTGCACTACTGGGTGATCCAAATTATGGGCCATATAAATCAGGGTTTGATATTTGGACTTTTGGTGGTACTGATCAAATAAGAGATTTGGGACCTTTATATTCTGTATATCAGTTTTTAAATATTACACAACCAGGTAGTGTAAATGAATATACTATAAAATATAGAGAAATTACTGGTCAAAAATCAAGATTAAGAGATTCTTTAGTTGGTTTTATAACACTAGAACATCATTTTGAAGCATGGGCACACAGATCAAATGATGGTGCTCTTCATCCAGATTTAGTACCTAATTTAAATCATGCAAATGTTTTAACAACTCCTTTTGAACGTGCTTATTCAGGATACATAACACCAGTTGGTTCTGCATCACAAGGAATATCAGCTAAATTTAGATATCATCCAGAAGAGGCTTTAAGATGGTCTTTAATGAGAACTACACCGAGAAGATTTATGTATGTTGGTTCTCAAATACCACTATTTCATTTTGATTTATATGCATTTCAAGATTATTCTATAAATAATAATTACGTTGTTGGTGGCGGATATTTTGATTCGGCTAGATTTTTAAAAGCTTATTATAATTATTTTTATAGTTTATCTGAAAATCCTTCACAATCTGCTACAAATGCTTCTACACCAATAAAAATTGGAGGTACGGTTTTAATTGATGATTATAACTATGTAATAGAATCATTAGAGGGAATGGTTGTTGCTGGAATACTTAGAGTAAAAGATCATGCTATTGATATAGCAACTGAAACAACTCAGATAATACAGTCAGCGAGTTATGATAATGATGGTGAACTTGTTTTAAATCCTTATGTATCTGCAGTTGTTGGTGGTGCATCTGGTTATATGGCTTTAGTAGAGTTTTTAGGAGTTGAACCTATCACAGGTTCAGTAACTCCAAAAATTATTAAACAAAAATTACTTCCAAATTTTAATGGAACTGGTAGTGAACCTACTAAAGATATGTTTATGTTTCCACGTAGAGCAACTTTGCCAGTATATCTTGAAGGAAATCGAGTAGCAGCATGGGGATGCAAAAATAATAGTTGCTCTGATTTTAATTATAATCAAAGTGTTGTGCCCGGGCGCCTGATACCGGGTGGATCTAATATTCCAGCCAATGAACAGTGGATAACAAAATCAATAGTAAGCGTATATAGCGGTTTAAATACCAACTATTTCATAACATATAATGGAAAAATTGCAGCATCTGGATATTCTTTAGATGGTTTAGCTGAAATTCCGGAAGATATTGGTGTACAAATTGATAATGAAACAGCTAATAGTGATACTAAAAGTGGATTTGTTAAAAAATTAGGTGGTAAAGGTATAGGTTTTGAAATTGCTTTAATAGAATATCCTGAATTTTATGATTACAATTATTGTAATGTTAGTGGTAGTCCCTGTGAGTATTCTAATGGTGGTGATATATGCGGTCCTGGTTTTCCACCACCAGAGCGTGATCCAAATGCTCCACTACCTCAATATAAATTAAGATCATGGGGTGATAATCACTGCGAATATGGCACATTTATTATTGGTAATAATGATCTTTTAAACAAAACCCATAGATGGGCTGATGTTGCAAATGGCGGATTACATACTTCAGCAATATCATCATATGGTAACTTATATACTGTAGGTGATAATGCATATAACCAATTAAAATATGGCAATCAATCTGAAACTCTTTTTCTTGGAGCTCTATCAACACATCTTGCAAAACCAGGATTTGTTTCTGATAATGAATTTGATGTTGCAATTGATCCTAATAATATTAATTCATTTGCAGTAGAACTAAATGGTATAACCTATGTTAATTTAAACAGATGGTGTCAATATTCATCGACTCAAGAAGTTCCACCCGCAGATAAAAGATGTAAATTACTTGATCCAGAAAATTTAGATGTTGATCTTCCTATTTTTACAAATATTGGTTCTGGTAATTATCACAGTGTTGCTATTCAAAGTGATAATCAAGTTAGAGTGTGGGGAAAATACTTATATTTAAATCCACTTGGAACACCATATGGCACTCCATATGATACTTTTGTTCCAGCTGAAGTTAAAGCATTGGCTGACAAATGGGATGTTTCATATTATGGGGCATCAGAATTGCCTTCGGGAGATTATAGTTATATCTCTAAAGGTGCTACACTAGCATCTATACACAGTGAAAATGATACATTTCTTTTTGCTGATGGTGGTCCAGATTATAGTATGGTTGCAAATAACAATACAGTATATGTCTGGGGTAGAACGGAAATGCTCCCAACTTGGAAGTCTACGGATACTGAATCAACTTTTGGTAGTTGGAGTAAATCATTTGACGGAGAAATTATAAGAATTACTGCTGGTGCAAATGGATTTGCTGTTTTATATAAATTAAATAATGAAACTTCAAATGCTGGTTTTGGAAATAATAATTATAGAGTAAATAAAACTTATATATGGACTCGTAAAGGACAAGAAACTCCACCCGATGGTGATAAATATGGTTTAATACCAACAGATGATGAAGATATAAGTGAATTTGGTTATAGTGATATAGCATTTGGTTACGGGCATGCAATAGCACTAAAATATGCTAATATTGCAGCACCCACATGGGATTACGATGACTTTAAAGATCCAGAGGCAAAAAAGAATCAATTTTTAGCTGGATCTTCAAATATTCCAAAATATTTTAAAAGACAAGCATTTTTTAGAGCAGTTCCCGGAGCTTGGGATTTTTCAAAATGGTTATGGGGTGGATATTGTAGTTTTGCAGCAGAAGGATTCGAAGCAAATAACCCAGTACTGGCCAGAGATCTTTGTAGTGTATTGGGTGAACCAGATCCAACAGATGCAACTGGTTTAAGAAATGACAACTATTCATATAGTGGTCATCCTGAATATTATTGGATGAGTCCTTTGTTAAGACGTTATCAAAACTTTGTTCCCAACCACAGTGTGCAACCATCTCCCGAGACAAATGAATGTTTAACATATGCTGCATTTGGTAGCGCTATTACTAATCCAGATCTTGCTGGAATGAATAGTGGAGTAAACGGAGCAGCATCTTCATGTCCTGAAAAAGCAGACGTTTGTTGGCAGGCAACCGGATTACCTCAACAGAGAACAAGTACATATTGGGCACCGCAAAACCCAGACTGTAATGGTGTGTGTGATAATTCGTGTGATAGAAGTGCTTGTATTAGAAATTGTTGTCCCCTTGCATCAGAAACTACTCTAGCTGCTACATGTACACAGTGTATTGGTAGAATAGGATTTAATTCTAGTAAAGATTACTTTATACAATCGTATAAAAATTTTAGTAAACAAAGGGAATGTTGTAGAGTAATTTATACAAATATAAGTTATGTTAATTATGCATCACGATTAACATATTTTGGATGGGATAGTGCATCTGCTACTTTTAAAATATTTTTTACAAAAGATCCATATAGATTTAGTGATCTTATTCCAAGTAATGCCAATACTTCATATAAACTTGCTAATGGTTTAATATATCCTTATGTATATCTTGGTGGTGAGATATTAAGAAAATTATGGTCATCTTTTTTTACTGCTATATATGGAGATGATGGAACTGGAAGAACATGTGAAAATACTGGAGATGTATGTTTAGCAAGAAATCCAAAAGAAACAATTTTGGGACCAGGTGGTTGGTTATGGGCGAGTACTAATAGTCCAACTGGAAGACCTTCGACAAACGAACAGGGTGATTTTGTCAATAGCATATGGTCTTATCCTGTAGCTGCTCCATTAGTATCACCTTATGCTCTTTTAGGTGCATATACATATGGTGGTACATCAACCGGTGCAATAGTACCAGATGGATCTACAATACCAACTGACATAAAAATATTTAATCCAGATAATCCAAATGCATATGCTCCCGTTTATGGTAGTCCATCATCAAAGAAATGGCATAAAATAAATGTAACTAGACCAAATATTTATGCTGCCGGCGATAATGAATTCTCAAATTTTGATCCTATAGCATTTCAAGGTGGTGTGGAAGAAGGAGATATAACTGGCACGGCAAATATTGTATTTTATGAATATTATGAAACAGATAAAGATGGTAATAGAGTAAGAAATATAATTATAAAATCTGGTAATATAAATTGCATTGGCATTGACGACGGATAAAGATATAAATAAAAATGGAGTGTATATATGTTTATTGATAGATTTACTTTTAATACTAATGTAACTGAAGATGGAAGAGGTTCTACGGTAGCGATACCAAACTATGAAAATCCAAAAGATAAAATGTATCCAAATTTTATCTTTAAAAAACGATTATCATATGAATTTAAAATTGAAAAAATGTTTGGTATTGTAAAGAAGTATGTTGGATTTGGTGATATAATTGAATATATAACCAAACATACTGGAATAAAATACCTTATTGTTAAAATAACAAAAGGCAATTGTGGTTGTGAAAAAAGAAGAAAACGTTTTAATGCGTTGCTGCAAATACCTTATTTTTCTTTTTATTATAAAGATACCACTATTTTAGATGTTGACAATTCAATAAAACATGTTAATATGTTTACATCAAACACCCCGCCAATGGATGAAAATATGCAAAAAGAAATTCTTTCCAAAAGAAAACCATGTGGATGTGGTGCTAAAATGACACGACCTGTGGAGACAAAGTGAAAATTAAATTTATAAAAATATCGCAAAGTGAAGAGATAATTGCCGAGTGCACAGATAAAAACAACGGTGTCTTTATTAAAGACGCTGCTGTCATTGTATCTTTAGAATTGGGAAAAATTAATCTTGTAACTTGGTTACCTTATACAAAAGTACAAGATGGTTTTTTTCTTCCAGAAAAAGCCTACTTGTTCATAGCAGATGTTCAAGATGACATGGCTGAGTATTACAATAAATGGCGTACTGAACCTTTTGCACTTAATAAAAATTAAGCAATATTTATTCTAAGAACATTTGTTGTGTTCTTTTTAATTTGCATGAATATGGTCTTTGAAGAGTATGCTCTGTCTACCATATAGATAAAGGATGCTCCTTCGTAGCCAGGTTCGCCTAAAAGATAATAATTTTCAATTAAAGGTTGAGTGCAGTTACTGTCTAAAAATAGATTTATTACAGCACTTTTATTTTCCGCATGTGAAAGATCAATTTTAATTGGAGCAACTGCAGTATTACTGTTAATTGATAATGTTTCCGTTTCACTATTATCAATATAAATTACATCATTATATTGGTTGGTTCCAAGAAACTCTGAAATATTAAAACCATCAGTATTAAAAGAAATAAAATACGAAGTTTTGATTTTTAATATAAAGATATTTGAGTAAGAAATAGAAATATTTTTATAATCTACAATGCTTTCTGTATTGGCATTGATTGTCTTTAATGTGCTATTCGGATAATAGTAATATACATTTGCAGTATCTAGTTGTTGTCTTAATGCATGTTGTAAAATGTTTTGGTTTTCCAATAACATTGAAACAATACCAGAAGTTGCTCCAGCAATTTTAATTACACCATTTTGCAATGGATTCGTAGCCAACACAGCTAGCGAAGGAAGACCTCTGTGCAATATATCAACTTGAGATTTATTAAAAAATCTATTTTCATTGGTTACTGGATTTGTAAGATAAATTACTTCTGTATTATCATTTAACTTTACGTAATTTTTTACTTTAAGTCTTCCAGAGTTTAATGTACTACCAATAACTTCTACGTATTCTTCAAATCCATAATCTGAACCATATACTCCAAAGAAATCAAAATTTAATGGACTGCTTCTAGGTGTATTTGATATTAACATATGGGCAGTATTGCCCGTTGTTGCAGTAAACTGTATAGGATTTGTAAAATTTTTACTTACGTAATATCCACCAGTAAGAGCTGCAGTGCCCGTAACACCAGAGCACGAGATATATTGTTTAAAAGTTCCAGATACACTTTGTAACTGCAATGTACCATTCCAGTTTATACTGGAAGAAGTAGCATCGTTGTAATATACTCCACTAGAAAAATTAAAAGTACTTCCAGTTGTAAGCCCATTGAAGAATTTATTTAAAAACTTTAAATCATTTCCAGTTTTTACTTCAGAATAATCAAAGAACAACGAGTTACCAGTAACAAAAATATTAGCAGAACCATTCAGATTACCTTTTGTAAAACAAGGATCTGCCGTATTACCAACAAATTGTGTTGTGTATGAATACGATGTTTTTGCTGTATTTAACGAAAATAAAGACATGTTAGGTCGCTAGATAACTAATAATTTGAGCACCTGATTTTGCTCTGTGGGCCAAAAGACTAGAATTTATTATGTCGATGAATAGCGATTCTCCGGGATCTAGTTCATATCCAAGAGATGTAGTAGATACAGTTGTATCAGTAGTAATGTAAATTACATCGGTATTTGTGGATGCAGCTTTTACATTTATTCCGCTCATGCAAGTAAATCCAACAAATTGTGATGATGTTGTTGTGCTTGTTAACCTATAAGCAGTGCCACCAGTTGGACGAATAACAGCAAATCCACCAAGATCACTTCTTAGACCTACGACCTGACCATAGATGGCAGTCATACCACTTAGAATATTTGTGTCATTAATTCCAACAGTGTTGCCTACGTTAACTCCTACAGCAGTAGCACCGGAAAGACCAACTACAGTAACAGTAGAAGGAATGGTGGCAGTAATTGTTGCACCAGCAACGTTAACGTTTAGTGCACCATTGGTGTAACTTAAAGAATTTCCGGCTTGATCTACTAGATTTACATAGATGTATGTAAGACCGCTGGGCCCCCATACAGAAACCGAATCTGTAGATTTTCCTAGATAACGACCACCAGTGACTTCTACTTGTGATCCTGTAAAAGTTCTAACAAATAATGGAGATGAAGTTAGACCAGTTGTGACTACTGAACCAGACACCACCACCGCAGCACCACCTATACCACGTACATCAATGGTTCCTGTGAATCCAGAAATAGTGGCAGTCATTCCAGTGGCAATTGTTACTGGAAGTGGATTTGCTGAATTTACAACTGTCGCAGATCCATCGACACCATACCCAAGTTTAATGAGTTGGTAGTGACCTGTAATACCGCCTGTACCGACAAAATCGGTCGCAATATATGCGGTTATACCTGCTGTTTGAATTGGAATCGCATCTGATGTTACGCCTGTTCCTGATGGCATGGATTAGACCTCGTTAATTAGTTCATGAATATTTAGATGTATTTAATTATTGATTATTGGAATATAACGTATATAATAAAACCATGTATATAGATGAAGCAGCAAAAGAAAAATTTTCAAATAAAGTTTTAGATAGAGTAAAATCTACAAAACTAAGTTTTATGGATTGTATACTTGAATTATCTGAAGAAATGAATATTGACCCAAGTACGGCTGGTAAACTTATTACTAGACCAATAATTGAAAAAATTCAAATTGAAGCCAGAGACCGCCATTTGCTAAAGAATGGCAAAACCAAGAAACTCCCAATTGACTAACCATTTAGTTGGGCTATAATTAGAATAGAAAGGCCGAGGTAGGTCCTCGGGAAAATACTATGTCAAACTTTGCAGATTTTAAGAAGAAGAGTAAGAACTCAGTCGCATCTCTAACCGAGCGTATGGATAAGCTCACCTCTAAGGAGAGTTACAAGGACGAACGTATTTGGAAGCCCGGTATCGATAAGTCAGGTAATGGATACGCTGTAATCCGCTTCCTGCCCGAAATTCAGGGTGAAGATACCCCCTTCGTATCAATGTACAGCCATGCCTTCAAGGGCAAGGGTGGTTGGCTGTTTGAAAACTGCCCCACTACGATTGGTGAGAAGTGCCCAATTTGTCAGGGTAACACTGAACTCTGGAACAGTGGTATTGAAGATGACAAGAACATTGCACGGAATCGTAAGCGTAAGTTGGCTTATATCTCCAATATTCTTGTAATCGAAGATCCTGCCAATCCAGAGAATAAGGGAAAGGTTTTCCTTTACCAGTATGGCACCAAGATCTTCCAGAAGATTCAGAGCCTCGCTCACCCTGAGTATCAGGATGAGGTTGCAGTTGACCCATTCAACTTCTGGACTGGTGCAGACTTTAAGATCAAGATTCGTAATGTCGGAGGTTACGTCAATTATGATCGGTCAGAATTTGCATCTCCTGCTCCCCTTCTTGGTGGAGATGACAAGAAGCTAGAGGAACTTTGGAAGAAGCAGTATCCTCTGAAGCCATTTATTGACAAGAGCCAGTTCAAGAGTTACGCAGAACTCTCTGAGCGTTACAAGAAGGCTGTTGGTGATGATATTCGTGCTCAGTTTACTGAAAGCAAGAGCATTGAGGATGATGTGGCAGACACAGTGGTGTCTGAAGACATTGAGGAAAAGGATCCTTTAAAGTACTTCTCCGAGATGGAGAACGATTGAGAAAAGCCCCCGCAAGGGGGCTTTTTTTATGCCCAATTTGGGGCTGATGATGTTTTAGTTGCTCTATCTAAAAATATTAAATTTGTTGGAGCGATTGTAGGTCTTTCTACCAAATCAGTATTATGATTCTTAGTAGATACATTCATGTCATTTACTTGCTGTGCAATCTTCTGAAGAGATGGCATGATATTATCTTTAATTTGTTTTTCAATATTTGAAGTTTTAGAATTATCCATGAAACCGGTATTAGCCTGCATTGGAATTATTCTGGATTGATTTGGTGCAGCAATAACTGGAGAAACATTTACACTGGTATCCATGGACATCATGGACAGATTTTGAGTACTAAAAGGAGAAGGAGTGACTGAATATGATGGTTCTGTCATTTCTAGTTTTTGCTCAGATCTTCCTATGGCATCACTGAATACAGTTTTTTCTGCTTCAATGTTTATTTTTGCTTCA